CGCCGCCGCCAGCGAGTCCTCGGCCGCGGTGGCGGCCGCGGCCTCGGCGTGATCCCGCTCGGTGGCTTCGCGCTCGATCACGTCAGCGCCAAGGCTGATGCGCACGAACTGCACGCCGTTCCTGTCCACGAACTCGTAGCGCATGGCTGCTCCTTTTAGGCGGGTGCGGCCGTCGCCGCGGTTTCGGACGTGAACACGCTCTGGCCGTTGACGAGGCCAACGCCGCTGCGGTTGGTGTAGCCGGCGGCCACCGCGTTGCCGTTTGCCACTGCGCCGGTTGCGGCGAGCAGGCGCATGCCGAAGCCAGTGAAGGCAGGGCCTGCACCCGCGTCACGCGAGCCGCCATTGCCCGCGGCCAGCAGCGCGATGCCGGTGACGTAGGGATTGGCGACAAACGGCACGCTGAACTTGTCGGGGGTTGCCACATTGGCGCTCGACCGGCCGCCACCGATATACATGTAGCGGCCATCGGTGAAGTTGGTCTGCACCACGCCGGCCGGGGGCGGCGCCGCGTAGGTCGGCTTGGTGCCCGGCTCTTGATTGTAGTTGAAGCCTGCTTTTTGCACCGTGATCTGCGGCGCCTCGGCCACCCCGCCGGGGTTGGTGAAGAAGAGCGAGTTCATCCCGATGCCGATGCCGGTCGAGAGCGCGCCGGTGGACTGCTTGCCCACCGGGTCGCGGTCGAGTGGCGAGCCCTTCGGCCCCGACAGCGGATCGAAGATGACCGGGCGGCCAGCGTTCGGGTTGGCCGCGTTGTTGACGGCGCTATCGCCGGGGAGTCCTGCGGGCATGATGTTCCCTTTCGCTTTAAAGTGATGACGCGGCGATGCTTGCGCACCGCCGCGAAGAGCGCCGCAGTGACAGGGCTACGGGCTCTTGAGCCGGCCTTGGAAATACTGGCCCGAGCACGTCATGTTCCCGGCCCACGCCAGAATCGTCACTTCCGCGTCCTGATTGATCGCGTAGCGCTTGTTCGGCGAGAGCGGCACCATGTCGCGCCGCGCATGCGGCCGCCACTTCAAGAATTTCGTGTTGAGGAACAGCGCCGTCTTGGCCGGCGCGCCGGTGCCCCACGAGGAACTGGCGAAGTAGATGCCGCCGTCGAGCACAACGTCGGCATCCATGAACTTGATCGTGGGGAAGCCGAGCCGCGCGCTGCCGGGATCGGTGAAGCGCTGCTGCGCTTGCAGCGAGGCCATGTAAACGCCCCACATGAAGTTGTCCACGATGATGACGTTCGGGCGATCCTGCCCGCGCACGAGGTTGGCCCACGTGTCGTTCATCGCGCCTTGGATCGTGTCTTTCGCCGCGGCCGCCGCCATCAGGTTGAAATACGGCCGCCAGAAGCCCCACGTGGCGCGGTCGATGCCGCCATAGGTGCCGGTAGCAACCCGGCCGGTGGCGCCCGCGCTGGGCACCGCCGCGTCGATCCCGCTGATGCTCTTGCCGCCGGCCGTGGTGCCGTCGCCGTAGAAGCCGAAGCTCAGGATGTTCGCCATCGTGGATTCGCCCACGCTGATGCGTGCATCGAGCAGGTCGATCATTTGCTCGCGGCCTGAGTTCTGCAAATCTTCGAGGCCGCTCATCACGATCGGCACGGCCGCTTGCTTGAGCGTGAAGCGCGCCGCGCTGATGACATCCTGCGCCGCCACCGGCAGCAGGTCATAGCCGGAATAGAAGCCGCCGTTGTTGTTCTCGGCGAAGGCCAGTTCTTCGAGGATTTCCGAGCCGCCGGAAATCGTTTTGACGTTGCCCTTGTCCTTGATGTAGGCGAGGCCAGCGTTGTTGTTCGTCACGTTGTCGGCGATCTGCTTCGACCGCGACTCGATGGTGGTTGCGACGATATCGGTGACGCTAGGAAAAGACATAGCTCCCTCACGGAAAAAGTTGACGATAGAAGCGGAAATCGCTTAGTCGTCGCCTTTGACGGTGGGGGAGCCAGTGCCTTTAAAGGCGGGGCTCGCTCCGGGGCAGAGGATGGCGCGGCGCGGGGGCGCCGGGTTCATACCCGAAGGCGGTACGGTGCTGCGAGCCAGAAAAATTTACGCGTTAGTGTGCAAGGTGTCAATGGCCGCTTCCAAGCTCGCGCGCACCGAAGGGTTGGCGCCCGCGCTGACTGCCATGCGCGCCGCCGGTGGCGCCGGCCCGGTGGATAAGCTGCTCGAAGCGTGCCGGGCCGCGGCCAGCGTACGCGCCGCCTGCGAGGCGCTCATCCGCATGCCGCGGCTCTCGACCACCTTGCGCACTTCGGGCTCGATCATGATGGCCCGCTGGTACGCATCTTCCATGCTCATTTCGATCCCGCGCTTGGCCGCCGCGTCCATCACGTCGGCCATCGTCAGGCGCACGTCATCGAAGAACTCGTGGCGGCCGTCAGCCTTGAAGGCCGCGACTTCACCGCGGATGCCGTCGGCGTTCTGCTGCTCGACCTGTTGCAGCAGCGCGTCGAGGCGCGGATCGCGGAACTGCTGCTGCGGCATCTGCGGCGGCATGCCGGCCTGCGCGTTGGGGTACACCGGCATCTGACCGCCGCCGCGGATCGCGCTCGCCAGATGGGCGTCGAGCGCATCGAGCGGCACCGCGTAGCGCTGCACCAGCGCCGCGACGAACGCAGCGCGATCGCCCGGCGGCCCGGTGCGCAGCAGCGTGGCCGCGCGCAGGTAGTCATGGAACGCGCTCAACGGCTCGCCACCCTCGGCTTCCATCAGCGCGCGGTAGGGCTCCACCACCGCGTTGAAGCGGCCGATCATGCTGCGCATGTGGGCGTTCTCGCGCAGGCGCTCGACCTGCTCGCCTTCGCGCCGGTGAATCTCGGCCTGCACGTCAGGCGCCAGCGTTTTCCAGTGCTCGCGCAGCCCGGCCTTCCAACTGGCCGGCGCCGGGGCCATCGGCTCGGCGCTGGGGGCCGCCGGCGCCGCGCGGGGTGCTCCCGGTGCCGGCGGGGCCGCCGGATCGCGTAGCGGGGCTTCTGGTGGCGCCGCCAGCGAGGCTACGCCGCCCGCCTCGGGCGAGGCGTTGGGATCAACCTCGACGTGCTCGGTGATCGCAGCTTCGATCGAGTCGCGCAGGCTGGGCTCTTCAACGGTGCTATCGGGCGCTTCGGTGTCGGGGGTCATCGACGGCCTCTCTTGCTTTCAAGTTGGGCAATCACGCGGGCGATATCGTGCTTGCGGTTGGGATCAACGCCGCGGGCGATGCGCTCGCGCTGCTCGGCGTGGCGTTGCCAGTGCCCGCCGCCGTAGTCATCGACGGTGGTGAGCCCGGTGCGCTTCATGTAGTCGCGGTGCTTGCTGCGACTGCTGATGTCCGCACCGTCAGTGGTGCGCAGGCCGTCGTAGTGCCGATCGCCCCACAACGCGCTGTCGGTGCGCGCGCTGTCGGGCTCATGGTCGGCCGTGACCTCGTGAAATTCGAGGGTCACACGGTCTTGGATGAAGCGCCGCCGGGTCACACCGCGTCCTGCGTCGGCGCCAGTTCAAGCTCGCGCACTTCATATTCGAGCACGTAGCGCTTGCGCCGCTCGGGACAGGTCAGCATGGCGCAGAACACCGTCGCCTTCGGGCTCGGTGTCGGCGTATCGGTGTCGCGGCGGATCATCATGATGTTGCCGCAGACGCCGCAGATCGGCGTGCCCGGTGTAAGCAGTACCTTCATGGTTCACATCCCCGGTAGGCCCGGCAGCGCCGGCATCGGGCCGGGCGCTTTGGGCGGGAAGCCGCCGGTAACGCCCGACGGCGGTTGCGGCCCCGGTGCGCCCTGCGGCGCGCCACCCGGTGGCGGGGGGCCGCCCTGCGGCCCCGGTGGATCGGTGTTGACCATCGCCTTCACCTGCTGCGCGTTCTGCATACCGAACATCTGCAACTGCTGCGCAGCCACCAGCGGCGGGATGCCCATTTCCACCAGCGTCTTGATCGCCTTCGCAAACGATTCCTGCGCGTTGGCGAGGTTCTCGCCGGCACTGGCGAGTTCCTTCTTGTCGAACGGGGTGGGTGGCGGCGGGGGCGGTGGCGGCTTCGCCTTCTCGGCCTGCATCGCTTGCAGCGCCTGATCCAGCACGCCCTCGATCTGCTTGCCGGCTTTAAAGCCGCTGGCTGTCCATTGCAGCATCTGGATCACGAACGGCCCCGCGGAAGGCGTTGCCTGCACCATCGGCAAGCTCGCTTGGATGAAGCCGCTGACCGCGCTCAGGAACTCGACCCGCTGGCCCTTTTCCAGTTCCCAATCGGGCGCGGTCACGTTGTCGGCGCTGATCTTCACGCGCATGGCGACAGAGGGATCGGTCTTGAGCAGCTTGATCGCCTCGTCGGCCATCTGCGCATCCGGCGTCTTGTCGATCTGCGAGACTTCCTTGATCGTGTTGGGCTGCCAGTGCTTGCAGATGATTTCGGCGCGCATGCGGTAGTTGTCGGTGACGAAACGCGCGACCTCTTCGCTGCCGCGCGCACCGCGCGCGCTGCCGAACTGCGCTTTCAGCCGCTGCGTGGTGGCGGTTTCCTTGGTCTGCGCCATGCCGCGCTGGATGTCGCTGATGCCGAGCAACTCGAACACTTCCTGCGAGAGCGTCTGCTTGCGCTGGGTGAGGTAGGTGAGCGTTGCCACCACCATGTCGAGCGGCATCCAATCGACCTGCCCCTTGATCCCGCCCTTCTCGGCGAACATGGCCCAATTATCGACCGGGATCAGTTGGTTCATCGTCGCTTGGTTGAGCATGCGCTGCACGCCATCGGCCGCTTTGTCGTACACGCCGACCAGCTTTAAAGCCTCGGTGAGCAGGCCGGTGCGGGCGACGATCAGATCGAGTTCGTCGTACTGGCTGCGGGCGTAGTCGTAGTCCGGCTTGGGGATGTACGCCTTGGTCAGCGTGGTGGCGCAAAGCGGCCGCCGCACCGGGAAGAAGTCTTGCAGCTTGAGCGGGTCTTGCTTCGCATCGAGCAGCTTGTCATGGCCCTGCACGTACCAATAGGCCCACTGCGTGGTGCCGCACCAGATTTCCCACACGTCGGCCATGTCCTCGGTCAACGCGCGCAGCGGATCGTCGTCGCTGCTCGCCCGCGTTGTAGACGTTGACTTCAACGCCATCGGCACGCCAGCCGCAGCCGGGCCGAAGCGCTTGCGCAAGGCGTCCCCGGTCATCGGCACGCGGCGCGCAACCCAGCGCCGTTCCTGCCAGCGCTTGCAGGGGCTGAACAGGAAGTCCGACCAGCGCACGTAGTCGAGCGGCGCGCGTTCCTCGGTGATTATCGGGATCATCAACTGGCCGCCCTGCTCATCGAGCACGCCGGCGATCGGGAACTCCTTGCTGGTGAACTCGTAGCGCGCCCATGACACGCCGAGCCCCGCCACGAGGCGATCGAGGATGCAGTCCTGCATCACGTAGTAGGGGCTGTTTTCCAGATCATCGGCCTCGAACTGGAAGATGCGTTCGAGGATCAGCGCGGCCACGCGCGCCGCGTCGTCACCGGGATCGAAGTTGGCGCGATCGACCTCGACCTTGGGAATCTGCCCGTACATCGCGGCCAGCGTGGTCTGCACGTTCGCCCAGAACAGCGGGAAGCGCGACGTGTCGCGGCCGTTGCTGCCGGCGTTGGCGTCCTGCTCGGCCAGCAGGTACTTGCGCTCGATCGTCTTGGCGCGCGCATGCCACTTTTGCAGCCACTTCTTCGAGGCCGCAATCTCTTTGGCCCAATACTCGGGCGTCATGTGCTCCTGCTGCTCGCGCTGCGCATCGGGTTGCTGCGCAGTCGGCGGCGCGAGGTAGTCACCCGGCGGCGGTGCTTGCTGCTGCTGCGGTGGTGCGGGCGGTGGCAGATCAGGCGGCATCACGATCCCCGAAGAGGCGTTCCAGATCGAACGCATAGTTGGCCGGCGAGCCGATGTCCCGCGGCGCGGGCACTTCGGCAGGTATCACGAACGGCTTTAAAGCGACCGCTATGTAGCTGAAGGCGTCACCTGTATGCGAGTGCTCATCGTGCTCAGGCTCGCGCTTGAAGTTGTGCCGTTCCTCATCGAAGGCGAAGTGCCATTCACGCAGATGATGCAGGCCCGCGGCGCAGGCGGCGCGGCTGAACACGCAACTGCGGATGAACACGCGCGCCGCGTTGATGCGATCGGGGATGCTGGTCTGCGGCACCACGTTGTAGCGCTCGGCGAGGCCGCTGGTGAGGAACACGGTGACCACGGTGTGGCGGCTGCGGAAGGTCTTGGCGCGGGCATCGTGCGGCAGATGCACGCAGCCCAGCTTGCGGCCGTGCATGTTCCACGGCTTGGCCCGCAGGCGCTCGATCCACTGCTCAGCATCGAGCCCGGTGGCCTCATCGTGGTCGATGATGTTGAAGCCACCGCGGCACGGCTGCACCCACCACCACGCCGCAGCATCGCGGAAGCCGATATCGCTGAACAACTCGACCGGCGCGCCGGCGGGGTCGTACAGGTCGGCGTTGACGATGCGGTGCTCGCGCTCGGCCGCCATCAGGTAGGTGCCGAGGATCGAGCCCACGTTCGCCGCGCTGAAATCGCACTCGTACTCCTGCCGATACAGTTCATCGGGCATGGTGCGCTGCTCTTCTTCGAGCACGTCGGCTTGGATCAGCCCGGTGGCACTGGCGGGATGGAAGCCGGCGTACCACGTCGGGTTGTGGCGCGCGTACTCGTACAGCGCATGCGCATGGTTGTAGCCGCGTGGGGTGGTGATGAAGAGCAGCGTGCCGCCGTTCTCGGCGATGATCGGGCGCACGAACTCGTAGGCTTTCGGTGAGGTCAGCGCGTACTCGCTGAACGTCACGTGGCGCGGGTTGGCGCCCACCAGCATGTCGAAGCTGTCGGCGCCCACGAGGCGCCAGAGCGAGCCGTTCACAAGCTCGATCTTCATTTCATCTTCGGTGCGCTTGCTGACGATGCGCTCGGGGAAGGCTTTGCTGATCAGGCGCTCGCCGTCGCCAGTGAGCGCGTCCCACACCACCTTGCGCGCCTGCTTGTAGGTCGGCAGGCAGTGCCAGATTTCCCGCGGCGAACGCAGCGCCTGCTCCAACTCGATGAACAGCGCCACCCGATCTTTGCCGGCACGCCGATGCGCAATCTCGACGGCGCGCGTGCCGCCCGCTTTAAAGTAGTTGCGCAGCGGATGCTGCCACGGCCGCAGCTTTAAAACCAACTCGAAGGTTTCGCCGTCGCGCGGCATCACTCGGCTCGCGTGATGATGGTGAGCGGCAACTGTGGATCGCCGCTGATGAGTGTGGCCTGCAAGTCGGGCAGCACTTTGCGCAGCAGACCTAGTGCAGCCGTTACCTGATGCGGCTCGGCTTCCACTTCACCGCACGCGATCTTGTGCAGCCGTGTCACCAGCAGCGCGGTCTTGATCTGCGTACGCACGCGCTCGGGCACGCTATGCCCCGCAGGACGCCCGCGGCGCTTGCCTGCGACCACGGCGACAGCCCCGCCGGTGCTCATCTTGATTTCGTTCGCCAATTCCTTTTACCTCGCCCCCTCGAACGCGGCAGATTCTGCGCGCGTTCGCCCCGGCCGTACACCGCTTGACGATCTTCGACGGCGGGCGTATTCGCGCACGTGTCGCGCGGGTGCGCACGATCTATACATACGTTTCTAGGGGGAAGTGTCCGATGCTAGCGCCCGCTCACATCAGACACTTCCGACACGCCTCGGACATACCAAATGTCCTATGCCTACATAGGAACATATGACACTTATGACTAGAAATGAAATGATATCTACACGCGCACGTGCGCGAGGCGCGCGGACACCTTGCGGTGTCCGCGCGCCGGGCGTCAGCGCTTCACCCGGTAGCCGGCGGCACCCTGCCCGGCCGACTCGATCGTGCCGCGCTGCGCCATGCGGCTCAGCAGCTTGCTCACGCTGCTCGCCGTGCGCCCGGTCAGGTCGGCCACTTCCTTCGCCGTGGTGTACGCGGGATAGCGCGGCGCCAGCAGCAGCATGATCTTGGTCTGCAACAGCGTGGCGCTGATTTCCCACGGCTTCATCTGCGAGCATTGCCAGCCACCGCCCGCGGCCATCTTCTCGATCACCACTTCCTGCTCTTCGACCTGCTTGCCCTGCGCCATCAGCACGCGGTAGTTCAACGCTGCATCACGGTCGTCATCTTCCATGCCGCGCAGATCGGGCCGCGCCATGTAGACGTTGGCGTGCGATCCGCCGGTGAGCCCATAGCTGCCGCTGATCTTGGCCTGCCATTCATCGTGTCGGCCCTTGTTGGCGTGATGAATGACGACGATCGCCACGTCGGGGTGCTGTAAGGCAAAGTCTGCAATCTTGGTGATCGCCACGTAGTCGCGCGCATAGGCGTTCTTCTTCGCATCCTCGGCCAACTCGTCACGCACGCGGGCGAACAGGTCAACGATGATGAGCTTCGAGCCGGCGTCGATTTCCTCGGCCATCGCCGCCAGCGCGCCGTCGCCTGCATCCATCGTGAGGCGGAAGCGCAGCGGCACCGCCCCGATCGCGTGCGCCTGCTTGATCGCGTTACGGCGCGGCCGGATCAGCCCATGCCACTGCTCAAGATCGAAGTAGCTCACACGCGAGGCCGTTGTCTCACGATCGAGGAACGGCTTGCCGGCGGCCACGCACAAGCCCATCTGCAAGGCGAGGTAGCTCTTGCCCGCCTTCGGTGGCGCCGCCAGCAGCGTGAGCCCCGGCGCGATCAGGTCGGCCACCAGCCAGCGCGTCGGCTGAATGTCCATCGCGTCAAGCTCGTCATCATCGAACGCATCCGGCAGGTTGCCCGGCAGCACCCGCGGCGGCTTCGGCGCCGGCTCACCCTCAGGCGCCTCGGCCGGGCGCGCCTGCTGGGCCATGCGGATCAGCGTGCCCAGCGTCAGCGGCTTGGCGGTGTTGGCCGCGGTGTTGCCGAAGCTGGCCCAGCGTGCCGCGCAATGCCCCGGCACGTAGCGCGGCCCATCGTGGCCCGGCTTGCCCGCGGCCTTGGCGCTCCATTGCTCCCACAACGCCAGCCCATCGGCGGCGCCGGCCGAAGCATGGTGCAGGCACAGCCCCACGTCGCGCCAGCGATCGTGCGGGCAGTCCGACGACAGGGCCGCCAGCGCCTCTACAGCCGCCGGGCGATCGGCCAGCCACCGTGTGGTCACCTTGCCCGGCAAAATCGCTCTGGCGTCGTTCTGCGGCTCCGCAGGCCCATCCCCAGCCACCAGCCGCAACCCGGTTGGCGCGCCCAAGGCCCGCAGCGCCGGCAGCAGCGACAGCGCGATCATCGGCTCGGCCACCACCCTGCGCGGTGGCCGGCGGCCGTCCGTGCAAGGGCCGGCGTTGCTGGTCATCGTGAAGTAGCGCCCTGAGTGGTACGCCTCGACGTGATCGCATTGCTTGCCGTTGCGAAAGGTACATTCCTCATGCCACCAGCCGATCGTATGC